TGAAGACGATTTAGATTACGAGACAGTTCAATATTGGAACTTCACATTAGAAGATTATATTGAAAGATGTAATCAATGGGATTGGGGAGCATTACATATGTGTAATGTTTTTGAATATCCTTATGATTTTCAAAACGAATACATTCCGATGGTTCCTAGAAAAAGAGAACTCTGGGACCACGGTTTACAAGCATACGCGATAAAAAGAGAGTATGCAAAAAAATTAATAGAATATTATTTTGGAGAAGATCCAAGTAAAATTAATTATCGTATGCCATTAGGCAGTCCGATAACAACAGAAAATAATATATTACACGGATTTGGATTAGTAATTACTTTTCCGTTATTCAATCACAATGTGACTGACTTCCGTTCAAAGAATATATATTATTATAACGAACAAGCAAGTTCAGCTTTCTATTCTTACGAGTTCCTTGATGGATGGTGGGAAAAGAAAGGTCAGTGGTTATCACTTGATGGTATATTTGACAATGAACGAGAATCACATAAAATTTATGGAGAATTATAATGAGTTGTGTTTATAAAGGCGAAATCATTAATTCAGAACAATCTGCCAACGCAAATGGTGGAACTGAAATGATGAGACAACGTTTGATAGATAATATTGATAAAGAAGTATTAGAAAAAGTAGCAGTACATTTATCAAGACCTAGAGAATTATACGATGATGTCCCAAATGTACTTTGGTGTCATGACCTAGCAGAAGATCCTGAGAATCAAATCTTAAAAGATGGCGGATGGCAAAAGTTTAATCATTTTGTCTTTGTGTCAGCTTGGCAGCGTGACCAATACGTTGTAAGATTTGGTATACCATATAGTATGTGTTCAGTTATTCATAATGCGGTTGAAAAGAAATACGACCCTAAAGAAAAAGATATGGAAACAATTCGTTTCGTCTATCATACAACTCCACATCGTGGATTAGAATTGCTTGTACCTATTTTTGAATCCCTTACTAAAGAATTTGATAATATTCATCTTGATGTATTTTCAGGTTTTGAGATTTATGGTTGGGAACAACGCAACGAAGCTTATAAAGAATTATTTAAAAGAATTGAAGACCATGAACAAATGACTTATCATGGAGTTAAGTCAAACGACGAAGTTTTAGAAGCATTAGATAAATCTCATATTTTCTTATATCCTAATATATGGAAAGAAACATCTTGTATTGCTTTGCTTGAAGCAATTAAGTCGCAAATGATTTGTATTCATCCAAATTATGGAGCACTACCTGAGACAGGAGCAAATGCAACAATTATGTATGATTGGAATGAAGATATGAATCATCATGCAAATTATGCTTTTGCTGTGACAAGACAAATACTAACGCAAATGAAAAATGATCCTAACTATTTCCACGGATTTACTTTTTCTGACCGTTTTAACTTGGCAAGAAATTCAATTGCCTCATTTGCCACTATGTGGTCAACCTTATTAAGGAACTTAGGAGATGCCTACCAAAAACAAGGATAACTTAATACAGTTTCCTTCTATACATTCAAATCCCCCAATTGACCAAGTGTCAGTTCAACAAAGGATTAAAGAATATAAAGAATCTTATTCAACAGAGCTTGCTGAAATTATTTGGGAAAATGTATTAGGTGAAATGGCAAGGGCAGGTTGCGATTTTGATTCTGACATGGAAAAATACTTTCCATCGATGATTTTAATATTTGAAGCAATCCGTTCTTTACATCTACAAACGATGGGAGAAGAACATCAATTACAACCTTTTGCTGAACATAACGTTCTCATATTAGATTCTGACCCGGACCGTATGTCTGGAGGACTGAAAAAGAATTTGGAAGAAACTATTGACATTGACTCTGATTTAGATTAAAATGGTACATTGAAACAGTAAATTTGGATAAATTATGATATTAGTTGACTATAACCAAGTAATGCTTGCGAGTCTTTTCGCAGGTATTGGAAACCATACAAATGTCGAGCTTGATGAAAATCTTCTCCGACATATGTTTTTAAATTCTATCAGGTTCAATCGTAAAAAGTTCTCTGGTGAATATGGAGAAATTGTTCTCTGTTGTGATAATACGAATGTTTGGAGAAAAGATTACTTTCCATATTATAAAGCAAATCGTAAAAAGAATCGCGATGAATCAGAACTCGATTGGAATGCACTCTTTGATGTAATTCATGAAATCCGTAGAGAGATTGAAGAATTCTTTCCATATAAAGTATTATACATTGACCGTTGTGAAGCAGATGATATTATTGCTACATTGGTCGAGGAACACGGTACTGAACTTAACACAGGCGCTGAAAAGATATTAATCCTTTCAGGAGATAAAGATTTCATTCAATTACATAGGTATGCGAATGTTGACCAATACAACCCTGTGTTGAAGAAATGGATAAGACATGCAGATCCTAATAAATATTTACAGGAACATGTATTAAAAGGTGATGTTGGTGACGGCATTCCAAATATTCTTTCTGCTGACAATTGTTTAGCAATCGGTGAAAGACAAAAGCCGATGACAAAGAAAAGGATTGAAACGTTCACAAGTACACCTGACCAAATGGATGAAGAAACTAAGTTAAGGTTCAATCGTAATAAGCAAATGATTGACTTATCTCAGATTCCTCAGCAGTATAAAGATATTATACTGAATGAATATAATAACCAAGAAGAAGTTGGACGATCTCATTTGTTTAACTACTTCGTAAAGAAAAAGTTGAAAAACTTGATTGGAGACTTACAGGATTTTTAATTATGATTAGAGATGCAGTATGCGACGTCATTGACGGAGCAGTAAAACAAAAAAGTGTAAAAGACAAAGTTGCCTTTTTACAAAAATATGCCTCAGTGCCATTGAAAGGAGTTCTTCGTTTGATTTATGATGAAGATATTGAATTCATGGTACCTGACAGTAAACCCCCATATAAAGAAAATAATTTAATTGACCTTGATACTATGTTGTATCGAGAAGCAAGACGTTTAAGAATTTTCTTTAAAGGTGGTGGTTATGACAACCTCAACCAAATGAGACGTGAAGCGTTGTTCATTCAACTGCTTGAAGACCTATACCCAGGAGATGCAAAATTGTTATCAGAGAATATGATTTCTCATACTCCAGTTAAAGGACTTACAAGAAAGACGATTGAAACAGCATTTCCCGGACTCTTCGAAACAGCCCTCCCGGAACTCGGATTTAAGTAAAAGGAAATTAACATGGCTAGGCGCGAAAAGCAAAGCGCTAATAATTCCGATTGGAATGAATACAGAAAAGTTGATAGTAAACGCAACAAAAATAAGCAAAAAACGAGAAATACTCGAAAACAAAAGTTGACGGAAAAACGAAATTTTCTTTCATAAAACTATTGACATTCAGTCGTTTCTTTGTTATAATATAATCTGAAATGGAAAAAGAAATGACAAAAATGAACTATCGAGCTGAAAAATTAATACTTGTTGACTGTGATGGTGTTCTCCTTGATTGGAAATACGCCTTCTACGGTTGGATGGCCGAAAAAGGTTATATTATGAAAGTTCATGGAGCCTACGAGGTTGCTGAAACTTTCGGTATTACAAAGGCCGAAGCAAAGTCGTTAATCAGACAGTTCAACGAATCTGCAAGAATTGGGTTTCTACCCGGTCTAAGAGATGCAATCAAATATGTTAAAAAATTACATGACGAAGGTTATGTGTTTCATTGTATTACTAGTCTCAGTACTGATTACTATGCCGGTAAGCTGAGAGAACACAATCTTGAAACTCTGTTCGGAAAAGGAGTTTTTGAGAAAGTCGTCTGCCTTGACTGCGGAGCTGATAAGGATGATGGATTGGCTCCTTACAAAGATAGTGGTTGTATTTGGGTTGAAGATAAACCTGAAAATGCAGAGTGTGGCTTGAATCTAGGTCTGAGACCTTATTTAATCGCTCACGATTTCAACGATGATTACAACCATCCTGACATACCAAAAGTTAGGCTTTGGAAGGAAATCTACGAAGAAATTGTATAAATACAATTA